CATCAAAGGTGTGAAGAACTAGGGCGTCAGTATAATACACGATGTCGTTCAGTGGATCAAAGAGGATCATCTGACCGTCATACGAGAACGCCCTATATCCTTTCATAGAATCAACGTGGAATCCGGGATAGTCTTTTATCGGTTCAAGGGTGGTAGGCTTCCATCTTGGCGGAACGTGAACGTCAACGAAGGGAATCCATATATACGTGAACCGCAATAAGGGTTCGACATTAGCGAGACCACGAGGAACGTTGTGGAGTTCGAACATGAAAGGAATCGGTCCCCATATTTTTGTGGCTTCATTCGCCATCGTTAAAATCATTTGACCGGACACCCCCTTCCCCCGATGGTTGGGTACGACAAAATTACAGGATACGTAGACGGCATAAAAAGATTTAGAATCTCCGATCCACCTGCCGTGTTTGGCAATCAGGGTAGAGAGATGAGGGATCCAGATAAACAGGTCGTCGTCTGACATAAAATTTCGTCGAACCTTGAATTCATCATACCAGATAGACATCGCCCATTCCTTCGTGGTTGTTGGCGCGTCCTTCCATCGACAGACGTTCACTCCGCTATAGTTTGCGTATTCAAAATCGCGATCAATGAGGTTGTGGGGAGATCCAGGTGAACGTTGGATAGGAAGCGTCTCCCACATTTCTTACATAGATACAAGAGAGAGATGGACGCATCTTTAGCATACTGGATACTTCCACTCATCATCCTTGCCCTGCTACTACTTTCGGGAACGTATGCGGCGGGGAAGCAGCGCGAGGGATTTGACAATAAAGAGGAAGAGGGAGGAGATACGGAGACCCACGAAGATTTTGATGCTATTTATGATGAGTTCTATGCGAACGTCTACGACAAGCTGTTTACGACGCCCGAGAGAGTTTCGTACGAAAAGGCGAGTATTCGCGAGAATGCCCTTGCCGACTGGCCGAAGACAGAGACCAAAGTTCTTGATGTGTGTTGCGGCACAGGGCCTCACGTTGACTGGATGTGCAAAGATCAGATCGATATCGTCGGAGTTGATCTGTCGGAGAATATGTTGAAGAAGGCACGGGAAAAGTGCAAGAGCGGTCGGTTCTACAAGGGCGACGTTACCCGAGCCGAAACATTTCCTCCCAAATCGTTCTCGCACGCCATGATGCTCTACTTCTCGATCTACCAGTTCTCGAACCCGAAAATGGTTCTGGACAATGTGTATTCATGGCTACGTCCTGGAGGCATTCTAGTCCTTCACCTGGTAGACCCCAACAAGTTTGATCCTATCTTGGATGCGGCATCGCCGTTCATGGCCTTCTCTATTCAGAAATACAGCCAGGAGCGGGTGATTGACTCCGATGTGTTTTTTGATAAATTCAAGTACAAGAGTCGCTTTGTCAAAGATCCCGACTCGGACGATGCGCGGTTTGAGGAAGTGTTTGAGTTCGATGACCCCCATCGGTATCGCGAAAACATTCACCGCCTCTATATGCCTAAAGTAGACGCCATGCTGGACATTGTCCGCTCTGCAGGGTTCACTCGCCACGAAATGGTCGACATGACGCCGGTGGGTTATGAGTACCAATATCTTGTCTACTTTTCTAAGTAATGAGCAGCGTGTTCGGAAAGAACATTCAGAATCTCGGCGGAGGATCCGTAGGTCTCGGACTCTCCCCCGCGATCGCCAACATTAACATGGCGAACAATTCCATCATTAACCTGAATCGGATTAACGGTCAGGGATTTCCGGCAACAGCGGGAGTTTCGGGCCAGTCATTACTAATTAATTCTTTAGGGAGCATGTATTGGGGGTTTGGTTCTGTTGGTGCAACGGGGCTTCAGGGACCCACCGGTCCTGCACAGGCTGTTGGAGGTATTTGCGGAGAAATTACGTTCACTTGGGACATATGTGGAACACAATTATCAGTGGGAGATCCCGGTCTTACTTACGACTGGTGTGGACAGACCGTCAACGCTTACGGACTAAAACTCACAAAAAACCTGTCGGTAGGCTCAAACGTAATCGTCACTGGAACGATTTCTTCGGGAATGGGCGAGAACTGGATCGGAAATGTCAAGCTTTCATCCGGAAGTATTTCAAATCAGACTCTGACCACAAACAACCTTGCGGCATGGACATTGACCAGCAGCAACTTTTACTCGCCGAGCATGACGATGACAGTTAGCGGGTCAATCTTTACTCCTGCGACGATTAGCAGCTCAATCGCAGGTGTTTACATGAGCAATACTACCTTAACGGCGGGAAACTCAACAATTGGTGGTGTAGGACTCTGCAATTCTCTACTCACTGCTTCGGGGGTGACAGTGAACGGTTCGGCCTTTATTACATCAACCACAACTATCTCAGGCCTGCTTACGGTGTCGGCAGCTCAGATCCAGAATGCGCTCAATGTCTCAGGTCTCACGACACTGACAAACACGACAGTACTGAACACCTTATCTGCTGGGGGACTCTATACGAGCGGAATTCTCGGAGTTATCGGTGTGACGACAATCTCTGCGCTACTCACTGTTTCGGCGGCTCAAATTCAGAATGATTTGAATGTATCGGGCCTTTCTACGCTCTCGAATCTATATGTCCAGACGTCCCTCTCGACAAACGCTCTCTATTCGATAAATACGATTCGGGCTGGTGGAGCATTGAATATCAGCGGACTCGCAACAATCTCTGCTGCCCAGATCATTTCAAACCTCACAGTGTGCGGAGCATTCTACGGAACGACTATCAACTTGTCAGCGATCACAGGTCTTTCGAACATTAATTCCATCCCGTTTGTAGGCGATTCCACAAACGCAATTATTCTCTTCGGTCCGGGTGTCCAGACACTCTCGGCGACAAACGTCGTTGCTATGGGAACACAAGCAGCTTACAACGTATCGGGATCAAACATCGTAGCTTTTGGACAGAAGGCCGCCTACAACGCGTCTGGATCAAATATAGTTGCGATCGGAAACGCAGCAGGATCTAATAATCTTGGAACCAATGTTGTTCTGTTGGGAACAACCGCCGGATACGCAAATAGTAATGTTGCATCCAACGTGATTGCTATTGGCAATTCTGCGGGGTACACCAATGCATCTTCGGGTGTTATCGCAATCGGCTCTAACGCTGGAAACGGAAACTCAAACTCAAACACTATTTTCCTTGGCAATACGACAGGATACAACGGACCCACTGCACCCAATACTATGATTATGTATTCAACAAATGCAGCTATCCCGTTCTTGTATGGAGACTTATCAGGTCGTCGTCTTGCGATAGGAAAAACAACGATACCCACTGCGGCACTTGATGTACAGGGAAGCATTATTGCGTCTGACAGTGTTACGGCGTCTGGGGGTCTGTTTACAAATATCACAGCCTCTGGGTACGCGACAATCAATACTCTCTATGTTCCGTTGAATGCTACGATTTCGGGACTTACAACGTTATCTTCGACAATAGTGCAGGGAACGCTGTCTGCTACTACGCTGTATGCTCTCGCCGTGAATACGACAACATTGAGTGCAGTCGGTCTTGTAACTCTCTCAGGTGTGAATGTTACGAGTACTCTCAGTGCAGCCTACCTTTTTTCCTCGAACGGAACCGTAAACACGCTTTCAGCAACAACTCTTGCAGTGTCAGGAATACTCACTGCTGTCACACTGAATGCATCTGGTCTTGCAACAATATCTGCCGCAACGGTTCAAAACACTCTTGGAGCATCCAATATCATTTCCACGCTCGGAACGGTAACAACCTTGTCGGTAGCAACCTTTAGCGTATCCGCTCTATCCACTCTCACAAACGTCAATGTGACATCAACTCTCAGCTCAGGCTACCTATTTTCCTCCAACGGAGTCGTGAACACACTCTCTGCACTCACTGTCAATATCTCGGGAGCATTCAGTGTATCAGGTCTTTCCACCCTGACGAATGTTAACGTGCAGAATACGCTCAGTTCAGTGTACCTGTTCTCGTCGAATGGAGTTATCAATACGTTCTCAGCAGCTACAGCCAGCATCTCGGGAACGTTCAGCGTCTCAGGTCTTTCTACCCTATCGAACGTCATCGTTCAGAGTACGCTCAGTTCATCTTACATATCTTCAACCAACGCGGTTATTACAGGTCTTTCTGCCACAACTCTTTACACAGGATCCCTCACTGTATCGGGAACAACCGTTCTTCCCAATCTCTCTGGACTTATGACCTTTGACGGGATCCCTATCCTGTTGAACACCCTGTCACGGCAAATCTGCTTCGGACTTAATACAGGAGTTCAGGGAACAGATATTATTACTCTTGGTCTTTCGGCTGCCTGGAAAACCTCTGGTGGCCACGTTACGGGAATTGGATACAATGCGGTGACCAATAATTCAGGAAACTATGTCATAGCTATTGGAGACGATGCGGGTTCATCAAATATCGGATGCAATGTAATTGCGATTGGCCAGATAACTGGGTGGTCGAACATCGGATCGGGAGTTATTGCGATTGGAAACGGTGCCTGTACAACGAGCTCTGGTGCCAATGTGATTGGGATAGGTTCTAACGCCGGCTGGACCAATTCTGGATCGAACACGATTGCTATTGGTGCAGACGCCGGAAAGTACAATACGGGTAACTTTGGAATTTTTATTGGTTGCAACGCGGGATCCAACAACAACTTTTCCAATGCCCTCATTCTAGGGAACAATCCAAGTGGTGCGTATGCGATTACAAAACCCAACACCTTCCTAGTCTATTCAACGGTCTGCTCTGCTCCATTCTTACAGGGAGATATGTCAGGAATTCTATTCGGTATTGGCAAGGTACCTACTACCACACTCGATGTATCTGGTAGCGCCTTGATCACGCGCAATCTAACTGTATCCGGAACAGCAACCATTTCCAGTGCGATACTTACATTCTTGACTGTTTCTGGAACAACTACGCTATCGTCTCTGACAACATCGTCCTTTGGAGGATCAGGGCTAACAACGCTCTCGGCTCTCATCGTACAGTCTACGATCTCAAGTTCAAATATCTATATTTCGGGAACAGCGAATGGTCTGAAACTAGAGACAAATGTGCCACTCACTATGAATAGTACGTTCAGCAATCAGGGAACGACCAATTTGGCGGGTACAACCGTGACATCTCTGAATTCCCTGACATGGCCTTCGGGAACACAGACAGTAGGAAGTGTTCTAACGATTTGCGCGGGGGCAACGGCAGCATACTGGGCGACACCAGGTGCATTATCTCTCAGTGGATGGTGGACTGTTTCTCCAACTGCGCCTCTCAATATGAATAACTACGGAATCACGAGTCTCCCGTCAATCAACGGTGTCCAGATTAACCTGAACTCAAATTACAACTTCATAGGAATCGGTAAGGGCGCACTCTCGGGAAGTATAGGAGGCAATGATATTGTTGCTATCGGTGTAAGTGCAGGTATTGGTTCAACGGGAACCAACGTTATCTATCTCGGTACAAATCCTGGAGGGGCACATCCCTATAATAACTGGTTCACCGTTTACTCGACTACGAGCGGCTTACCCTTCCTACAGGGCGATATGGCGAATATGCGTCTAGGTATTGGAAAGACTCCTTCGGGCGCCCTCGACGTCTCTGGTTCCGCATTTGTGTCGCAGGCTCTCAACGTATCCGGGCTTGCTACCCTACCGAGCATAACAACAACAACGCTCTCGGCTTCCACAATCTACTCATCTGGAACCATAAATTCTTCAGGGACTGCTGTCCTTAATGCGGTAAGCATACCAACCACACTCAATGTAACAGGCCAATCTACACTCGGCACTACAGGGACTGGAGCTTTAACTGCATCGTCGATTACTACAGGAGGAACACTCGGAGTGACCGGACAAACAAATCTCACGTCCGCAGTCCTTTCATCCACACTGAACGTTACTGGCGTATCAACGCTGGCACGGGTAGATGCGGGGGCACTCTCAGGTACTACACTTTCAACAATAGGAACTCTTGATGTTACCGGGACATCGACATTGGGAACCACAAATGTTTCAACATTGAGCGCAACAGGACTTACTAAACTCACGAATACGACGGCTACTACCCTATCGGCAACTGCTCTAGTTGCAACCAGTACACTGAATGCTACAGCCGCCACTACAACTCTGTCGGCCACAACAGTGAGTACCACACTTAACGTCTGCGGTGCCACTAATTTGTCGTCGGCCGTTCTGAGCCAGAACCTTACCGTGTGTGGTCAGACTCTATTCAATAATCTGAGTTTTTCATCACTGAACAGTATCACGTGGGCTGCACCGTCAGCTGGAAACACGGTCTTGTCGGTAGACAGTACCTCCAAAGCACTTGCATGGGTATCGCTCACCACCATCGGTCTACAGAACTGGGCACAGAGCGTAGCAAATTCTACGCTAAGCCTACAGGGATACGGTCTCACTGGAATCACAACCTTCAATAACGTGTCTGCCGTTTTCATTCCCACGTTGGCGCAGGTTGGTCTTGGATTAGGAGTTCTGTCCAACAATCCCGCGTCCAACGTTGTAGCCTTTGGTACAAATGCAGGATCAATCACAGGAAACCCTGCAGGATGTAATGTCTATTCCAATAACTTGTTTCTGGGCAATAATCCTGGTGGTTCATCCAACGTGTCTAACTCGCTTGTGGTGTATTCGCAGACGAACGGATCTCCACTGATATACGGCGACCTTTCCAAAAACCAGGTAACGATCGCAGGGCAGACAAATACGGCAGGGTACACCTTAAACGTCAACGGATCGGCACAGGCAACAACCTTGAACGTCACTGGCAATTCAGCATTCGCGGGAATCTCAGCTACATCCATAACCAACACTGGATCTTCAACGTTCAACGGAAACGTAAACATCACAGGAACGAATACGCTTAATGTGTCAGGTCAGGCTACGTTGTCAAATATCAATATCGTGACCGCGCTCTCGGCTCAAACTGCCTACGTATCCAACGGATTCGGAGTCGCGGGAACCACAACACTTTCGGGAACGGTAAACATACCCGGAACAAATACGTTCAACGTGTCGGGACAGGCTACCTTCTCCAACGTGAACGTCGTGTCTGCCCTTTCGGCCCAGTCAGTGTACGTGTCCAACGGTTTTGGGGTAGGAGGGACGACAACGCTATCTGGAACGGTAAACATCGCAGGAACGAGTACGCTCAACGTTTCGGGACAGGTTACCCTTTCCAATGTGAATATCTTAACAGCCCTCTCTGCTCAGTCAGCGTATGTATCGAATACTCTAACCGTATCAGGAATCACAACGTTCGGAAAAACTATCATTACAAATCTTTCGTCCACGAATCTAACTATTTCAGGAACCACTGTTCTTTCAAATACCACAAATCAAGGAACACTCACGATCTGCGGAGCAACTACGCTGTCTGGGCTTACATTAGCTCTACTGAATGGAGTGAGTTGGCCTGCTACGACAGGGTCTGCAAAACAGCAGCTCGTTATAAATGACGCAGGAACAGCAGCCGTATGGGCAGCTCCTGGCAAGGCAGACGCAGCCCTGTGGTCGTGCAATGACGCAGTTCAGACTGTGAATATGGCTGGGTACGGGCTCGGCGGACTAGCTTCCATTAACGGACTTACAACAAGCATTAGTTCTACCCTGAACCAGATCGGTATTGGAGCCAACATTCTTGTGAACAACACTGCTGCGAACGTTGTAGCACTTGGTTCCAATGCAGGAAGCAATGCGGCTGCAAATTCGTCGTGGTGTAACTGCGTATACTTGGGAGTAAATCCAGGAACAACCGCTGGTGGCGCGAACACGTTTCTTGTGTACTCTACAACTGCAAATACTCCCGCTCTTCAGGTGAATATGAACAGTAGGCAACTTGGCGTAGGTATGGTTCCATCCAATGCCCTCGATGTCTCGGGAGCCGCCCGTATCAGCGATACTCTCAATTCGACTGGTAATGTGACGATCGGTACAATTGCATCCCCCAGCAACTACAGCCTGAACATCAATGGGGCGACAACAACGGGTATGATTGCGTTTTACAGTACAGCCGCAACTCCCCTGCCTCAGTTTGGAATCGGGTTTGATAAGGCTGCCGGTGGTCTAGCCATTAAGACCAATAATGCAGGTTCAGATTTCACAGGAACAGCCGTGTTTATAACTGCGGGAGGTAACGTAGGTATTGGAAACAGTATTCCCGGTTATCCACTTGATGTGACGGGTCAGATCAATACATCTGTTCGGTTCAGTTCTCCGTCCATCTCCTCAAACTTCGTTGGCGGAGTCGTACTCAACAACGGAACACTTTCAGCTGGCACAACAACGCTTGGAAATACAACGGCAGGGACACTCAGCGGAACATCTCTCACCTCCACTGGAACCCTCAATGTCACGGGAACGTCAACACTGACGGGGGTTACCGCGACGAGTATTACCAATACGGGACTCTCAACACTTGCGAATGTGTCTGCAGCCACCATCTCAGGAACATTCATAGCCTCCACTGGAGCGATCAATGCGGCAACGACAATCACTGCTCAGACGTCCGTATCAACAGCATTCGTAAATACGACAACACTGAGCGCAGCAGGTGCAGTCACGGTAAGCGGAACATTCACAACCAATTCGGTTGCTAATCTGAGTGGAAAAACAACCATCACAGGTCTGGCGGGTGTTGGAGCATCTAACACATCAACCTACCCACTGATGGTGACAGGAACTCTCTACTGCACCTCAAACATCATTTCTACACTGAATGTCTCAGGAGTTACATCAGGAACCTCTATCACGCTAATACCCGACAACGCGACAACCTACTACAGCCTAACGACAACAACGGGTACCACACTCACACTCACTCTCCCGGTCACGGCTCCTCCTCAGGGAACGTACTGGGTCCTCAAGAACAATGCCGCAGTGAACTATACCCTCACGTCCGCGAACGGAGTGTTTAATGCAGGAAGTAATTCGTACTATCTGCAGGCGGGTATTGGAATAACACTCGCATACTCTGGAACTTTAGCCAATGGATCCCCTGCGTATTACACGTTCTAATCCCCTCCCACTCCAACACAATATAGAATGCAAATCTACGACACAAGGAGTGTAGTGGATTTTCAAACATTTACCTTCTCGGGCCACGCTCGTAAACTTGCGAACAAATCACTTCTTCAAAGCATTCAGTTGGGTCATGCCGATTACGCGTGTTACTGGACTCTGGAACTGCTGTGTTCGGGTTTGGTACATTCTGTATGGGCCACATTCTTTGAAGCAGCGTCGCTCTACGTCCACCGTTCCTGTCCAAATATTTTTACTTACTTGGTTACTCAGTACGAACGATTTGCGGAGATCGAGCAGATGTATACTCTTCATACGATGACGGAGATCCGCAATCGAGACGATGCACGTACGCTCGTCTGCGAAGTCGCCATAGTCCTCTCCACTGCCAAAAAGCAGAAGACCATAACTCTGCCAACGATCAAAGCCGAACACGACTTTCTACCCGAAACAGTTCGCGAGAACCTGCGAGCCACGTCCCAAATGACCAGCGCCCCATTCGTGAAGGCCGAAGATCCGTTTGAACTCAAGATTCCCTTTAACGAATTCTGTTTCGCAATTCAGACACGAGATAATCAGCGGGCCTTTTACTGGCTCTCGTGGATTCTAGCCTACGCTCGCGAACAGAAGAAGCGAACGAAGCAGGCTCTTGTGGTGGCCGAACGTAAGAGTCCTTACTATTCGTCCAAGTATGCGCGTCATCTCATCTGGATGATCTGGGATGTGATAAATGCACAAAGCAATACGTATGTTGAAGCTCTCTTTAAGCTGTATACACAGAGATGGGAACCTTCCAACTCGAAGTCTAAGCAAACATTTCTGCTGACAGCGATCCTTTTCGTCACCGAACCCCTAGATTCCCGCGAACCTGCCAAGAGAGACGAGGCAGCGATCGCTCCCATGTTGGCAAAAATTCCTCAGTTGCTGGAAACTATACAGGCCACCCGCAATACTTTCCAAGCTAGAGAATAATAAGAATGGCTGGTCCCACCGCAACTCAGAAACTCCAGATCTCGGCCTTTCAGGGCCTGCTGTTCTACATTCTGGCGAACCCTATTACGTTTCGCGTCATGGACGGACTTGTGACGTCTGTGACGGGACCGTATACCACGTTCCGCATCTTTGAGAACGGCCTGCCGACCGGCTTCGGACTTCTGCTCCACTCGTTCGTGTTTTTCGCTGTGACGCTGGGTCTCATGTACGTCTAGTTTAAATACAGCATGCTTAGAACTACAAATGTACCGTATCACGAAGATGGGGATGGTCTACATGAAACCTACAATTTCGTATACGACTAGTTTTCTTTGGTGTGGAACCCAGTGTTTGAATCCACACGAAAGGACGTGCCGAATCCTGCATCCTCAGACCGATGGATCGGTAAAGATTGAGATGCTTCCGTACCCCAATGTTTTAGATCGGATCGATTCTAAGGAGGAGGTCCTGGTAAACAAGTTTGCTGACGGTTCTTTTTCCGAGAACAATGATCTGTTTACGCCTGTGTGGCCGCAGGCTTCTTCGCAAACCACGACGGGCAGCACTTCTTCACCTCCGCGAGGGCAACGCCCACGACCTTCCCGGCCTCAGCCTTCACGAGCTTCACGGCCTCAATGACGTACGGGAGAGACACGTCGCACCATCCGGCCAGCTCCGTCTTCTGCTCCTCCGACAGGGGGGACTCACGAATGGCCTTCTTGACCTCGTCCACGATGAACTTCGCCTTGTCCTCGTCCGAGCGGTCGGCGAGGATCTCCACTTCGGCGATCTTCTTGATTACGAACTTTAGCAGCTCGGACTTGTTCGCAAAGTCAACAACGGCAGCCTTCGCCACAGCCACGACTTCGGCGGGGACGGCAGGTGCAGGGACAGAGGGATCGGACGACATTGTGGTTGTGTTTAATTTTAGACCTTACAAAACTTTCAATAGAATAACTCATGGAGATCTCCGATATCGTCTATCTCGCCTTTTCTACCATCATTGTCATCGTGGTTCTTCACGTGGGGGTGTTCTGGGTGTCGCGGCTCATCCAGCCGCCCAAGCCGAAGATTGTGTATGTTGATCGCGCCCCCGTCCATCCGGTTGTTCCCGAAGTTGTCTCAGCACCTATACTGCCAACTCCGCCCCCTCCCGTAGCCCCGCCCCCACCGACGGTACGCGAAGCACCACAAGCCATGTCTGTCCCAACGTACGATATTCCCCCGCCGATCGTCCAGTCAAACAAGCCCAACCCTGCCAGTCTTCCTCCTCCGATTGAGACACGTGACGTAGATCGCGTAGGATTCTCTGGAGGCAAGGCAGCACCGCCGCAGTAGGCGTTTTCACAGTAGACGAGTAGATAGGTAATGAACCGGCTGAAGAGTTTGTACAAGTGGGATCCCGCTGTACGTCTGACTCGACAGGGAAAGGTCGGTCAGTATTCCGTAAAGGTACCGCAAGGTGGTGGGATTCCGGGATGGCTATGTCTCACGCGCGATGAAGACTCGAAGCCAATCGCCCTATGGATTCCACGTAAGGAGAACCCGGTACCCCAGCCCATCCGTCTCGTATGGGACGAGCGGTGCTTTGAGGATACGATTTTGCGTGTTGAGTATACACCTACGCATGTGTTCCTAGCAGATGCGTGGATGTTGAATGGAACTCCTTTGTTTATGACCACAACGTTCAGTGCGCGCCAGGAAATATTGAAATCAGTTTTTTCCCTGTATACTCCTTGCTCGGAATTTGAGACACGATCGATCAAACTACGCGACGAGGTAGAGGATATTCGGGGGTACGAATACTATACGAACACGGAAGGCGAGAAGGGCGTGTTTGCCGAGTGCAAGATCCAAAAGAAGGAGGAGGCTCTGAAGTACGAGATTATCGCCACCGATATTCCCGATGTCTACAAGGTTGCCGACGTAGGATACCTTCGCGTAAGGACATTGGCGCTATCCAAGAAACTACGATCTCTGGGACGAGTCTTTGCCCTCGAATGCGTTCAGAACGATGATGGGACATGGACGCCAGTAATAGATTCTCACACAAATACAAATGGCTCGTAAGCACCCCACAAAGAAAACCAAGCCGTCTCGTCGCCACCGTCGCCGCCATGCGCTTCTCACAAAGAAGGGGGGCGGCTACGGCTTTGGAGGCTCAGTTCTCTCCGATGTTGGCGGACCCAACGCTGGCTCGGCTCGCTGGGATTCTGATACGTCAAAGGACTGCTCGACCGGAAATCGCGGTGGAAACAATACCCTCGCAGGCGGTCGTCGTCTTCGTCTGAAGGGAAAGCGCACTCGGCGTCATCGCGGAGGCGCACTTGCTCTCCAGCAGCCCCGTGCAGGATACACCTTTGACGGTTCTGGTGTCGCTGGAACGGCCAATACAGTTCCCGTTGGAAGCCCTGTGATCGCTGTATGATATAAATATCTTTGAGTGAATTAATGAAGGCGAACGTAGATACAGCCGTAGCAGCTCTACTCCTCTTAATCTCCATCGTATTCCTTGTCCAACGCCGTATGGGGTACCTAGCCGTCTGGCTGCTCCTGATTACGGTGGTTATTGGATACGGAGTTCGTATGCCCCTTACCGCTGCCGTGACTCTTGGAATTGCTACCGTTGCCGCCGTTGTTCTTATTTCCGGACAGGCCCTGCGCGAGGGATACGATAACCCGAACGAGTCGGAGGATAAGAAGTCGAGCAAGAAGGGGAAGGACAGCGATGAGCCAAAGCCCCATTCTGGATCCAAGTCCGAGAAGACGGAGGATAATACTATGGACGCCCACATTGATGCGGGAACGACCATACTACATGCTTTCCAGAAACTGAACCCCGAGCAGGTTCTACAGATGCGCGACGATACAAAGGAGTTGATGGAGACGCAGCAGCAACTCATGGAGACTCTCTCCTCGCTCGGCCCGCAGGTAAAGCAGGGAGCCGAGATGATCAAGAGTTTTCAGGGAATGTTCGGCGGAAACCTAGCAGAAGTACTGCAGCAGTGATGCTCCAGCCGCGTACTTGAAATACTGATGTCCGGGATCACTTGACTGAATATCCAGCAGGGGAACTCCGAACGCATGGGTGAGGATCTTCCAGACAAAAATCGTTGTGCCGAGATGGTAGTGTTCTACGACCTCGCTCCAGCGCTGAATCGCCGAAATTAGAACCTGCAGAGAGGAAATACCGTACCATGCAAGAGTCTGCCATGACATATCATGGGTTCCCCCGAAATAGGTGTACAGGGCCGGGAACCCGAGATAACATACCCAGAACAGAACGTGACCAATCGGCTGAATGAGAATGGTCGCATACGTCATTGCGTACTCGAGAAAATGAGGAGACCAGAGTTTCTTCTCGAGTTCCAGATATTTCCAGATGACCGAGCCGTGATTAGGATGTTCAATCATCCTTCGTAGATGCGGGTTCGGGCTGGGTCTCTGGTGCGGGAGGGTCATCAATTAGAATACCGGTGTCAGGAAATTCCAGTGTCTCAAACGTCTTAGGATTAATGTAGTACCACGTCTTTCCCTCAGAGGCTGGCATTAGGGCATGCAGAACCTCCACCCTGATAAGATTGTCGTAGGCAATTAGAGAGTGCAGCTCGTCCGTGCAGTCTGTGAGATTGTCGGCTGACTCACCGAATCCAATGAAGAGCCACGGAGGTGGAGGAGAAGTAAAAAGATCAGAAATATCGTACGGCGCCCGCCACGCCCCGTCAATCCAATGAATGGCCGTCTTGTATACGTTGTGTGAGCCGATGGACCGCACAACGTTATGAGCGATAAACAACGCATCGCCACCGCCAATATCTAGCTGGTTGAAGTTGTCTTCTGAGACTGAATGTCCGTTGATATCGTAGAGTGTCCACGCAAGGCTCTCATAGATGACCGAACGACTAAACAAGCAGCGATCAAAAGCAGCATAGATACCAACCACCCTACGAACAATCCAATCGCCAAGAACCTCCATCGCCTCTTCAATACGGGGCATTTCTATACTCTACACATCTACGCCTTAAAACCCTCTAGCATTGCCCGATCTAGCTGAAGACCAATGGCAACCGATGTTCCCAGTGCAGTCACAAGGAACGGCATAGCCATCAGGAACCACGCCACAATACCGAGATTGAGACGGCAGAGCAGGTCGAGAATAAATACGGTAGCACCGCCGAACACGAGCTTAGTAGCCGCTGTCACGAACGCGAAGTCCGCAATATCCAGACCCAGCTGGATAGCCACGAACAGAGCATACAGGAGTGCAGGGGGGCACAGTCCATCGATAAATTTCATTTTCGTGCTTTATGTACTATACATAAAATATGAACAGCCAAGTCCAGCAGATAATGACATATACGGGAGCTTCGCAGGCGGACGCGGAGAAGGCGCTGGCTGATCAGAACGGAAGTATTGTAGACGCAATTGCGGTACTCACGGTCGTCCCACCAATTACGGGGGCTAAGCATATTCCTCCTGCCCCCATCGTGAATCACGGACACGATGCAGAGACACTGGAGCGAATTCGTCTTGGTCGTCTTATGTCGGATATGCTCAGCGCTTCACCGAAAAACGACCTCCGCGGAAAGGCATCGCACTACCCCGTGAAGGAGCCACAAACCGAAGCTGTGGCGTGTACGGAGCAGTCTGTCCCTGCATCTTCGGCTTCTCAATCGTCACCGCAAACTGGGTAGAGTATTCCTGCAGCTTTCGCTCTATATCGTTAATGTCCGCAAAAACGTTCATGTTGTAGGTGTGCTCGTACGCCTTCCGAGACGCTTCAGCATAGAGGTTAATGTCATCAAGCTGGTTTATGGTATCAACCCAGTCATCAATCTTGAAATAATCGAGAGCATATTGGCTATCTCCAATCCACTCCTTCATTCCCTCCGTTGTTCCCGATGGTCGAGTATTGTTTGGATTATCCTTCTCCATCGGCTTGGAGAAAAGTACTGGAATACCGTTGTACATTGCCTCAAAGGCTACGCGGCCCCAGCTTTCATAGAATGATGGAACGAGCAAAAGGCGCGTGCGCTGCATGACGGTACGAATATCGTCCTGAACATCAATCCATTCAATGTTCGGAATATTCTCGGGAACGTTGATACGGTTATAGTATGGACGAACACCCAGAAACTTGCGATTCGGGAATCGGTTTGCCAGTTCTAGAAACAGGGGGAGACCCTTGAGAAGATTTGCGTTGATAAGCGTGATACAATCTCCGGTAGGAGCGGTTCCACGTTCATTGAACTTGATTTCATTTTCGATCATAGCGGGACGAATCGCTTCTACGATCCGAAATGTTGGAGAAAGGGGTACGGTGTTCACAATGTGATTGCGAATATGGTTGGAAATGATCCAGAGGATATCCGTCCACTTTCCTACCCGACTGTAGGGAGCTACATTTGATACATCTTCTCCAAAGTGCATCGTAACAACCAGCGGCTTCTGGAACCGTTCGTTTAAACGACGCACAATCTTCATCATCGGAAAATGGGGAGTTGACCATACACTTGCTCCGTTCAGTTCATTTTCGGCATTGGTGTAATATACCCACGAAAGTCCGCGATAAACTCCGCGAATAGCACCCCTGCCCCGATTGATTGTGACAAAGGATACGGTATGACCACGACGCTGCAACTCTTTTGCAATCGCGACGTCGTGAAAGAAAGCCCCGCACGGGTCGGGCATAATCTGAGCGAAAAATACAACTTTCATTTCTTTGTTTAATCGTAGACTGATTTCTGGCGAACAAGACGCGTAGGATCGCCACCGCGAGACCATGACTGAACAAAGTTATTCATCGTGCGCATCTCATCCTTCACCTCAGGAATCAGCGGATCAAATTGCTGAGGAAAGAACTTATCAGTCACTGTTGAGCACTCCTTACGCGTACGAATCGGTGCGCTCTGAATAAGCTGGCTCTCGGTATCCTTCGCCGCCGCCGATGGACCACCGCCCATGTTGGGGGTCGTCGCCCACGGACGAGCAAAAAGCTGCTGGTGTCCCTTGAGGCGCTGGGTACCAGGATCACCCAGCGCAAGACGAGAGTAGAGGTCTACGTCACACCCTCCCGCAGCCGTATTTCCGTAGTTGCCGGTATAATTCATCGTGACGAACGAAGATGCAAAATCGGCAACGCGGTCAAAATCCTGGCATGGCTGGGGGGCAGGGCGAGCTGATGTCATGTAATAATCCTGCTGCGCCTTATTATCGCGGTAATCGTAATCCTGCTGAGTCACGTCGGACTTGTAACGAGTCGGGGCATAGAACCACGACAGCGGGTTTGATGTCTGAGGCTCCTGATCGGTCATCTTATTCTTTAAAACGGATAAACTTTCAGAGAAGAGACCCGAGTCTCAACAAGATGTCCGTTCTCATGCCATGCGACTGGATCGACCATGATGATTTCGGAAAGTATGTTATCGATATTTACGGACGCACAGACGAGGGCGAAACCGCCATGCTGCGCGTTCGCGGCTACAAGCCATACTTCTACGTTGCGTCGGAGGATGGGTATGACTTTGCATCAGAAGATCACGGTATCTCGAAGATCGTGGTAACGAATCTGGAGAAGTACGATGTGTTTGCCGGATACAATGGATACACTCCAACGAAAGTTCAGAAGGTTGAGGTGGAGTCTATGAAGGACTTCAGGACGGCTACGAAGTACGCGAAGGAGGCGCGCGAGGAGGGAAAGTCAGTCTATAGACTGTACGAGTCCAATCTTCCCCCGCTCCTGCGTTTCTATCACGATCGCGAGATTCTTCCCGCGTCACCAGTGGCGTTCGTGGCAGGGCAGAAGGTTAAGGGGCTCGAGAAGGCGTGGTACGTTGACGTGACCAACATCAAGAGCAAGCCGGCTGCAGACACCCCGCTCAAGATTGCGGCGTACGATATTGAGTGTACGTCGGAGAGCGGAAACTTCCCAGTACCCGAGAAGGATCCGGTGATTCAGATTGGGATCACGATACGGTGGTCAAACAATATGATGTTGAACGTGGCGCGCAGAGTCTTTGTTCTCGGAACGGTCACTCCGTCGGACGACAAGACGGTGGAGTTCAAGGGGTACCCGACGGAGGCGGATATGATTGAGGCATTTCAAGAGTACGTTCAGGAAGTGAACCCCGATGTGATCTGCGGCTACAATACGTACGGCTTTGATGACAAGTTCTTGGCAACGAGGGCGAAGGTGAATGGTATGAAGCTCAATCTGGCACGCGGATCAATTTATGGCGATATTCTGCAAAAGAAGACCTTTGAGCTGGCGTCGGGAAAGTACGAGGTTGAGTATCTCAAGACACCCGGACGTCTCACAATTGATCTCCTGCTCAATATGCGGCGCGAACATACACTGGACTCTTACAAGCTGGATAATGTGGCGTCCGTCTTCCTGCGCGACAAGGTCTTGAAGTTTGAGGGAAATGTCGTACATACCAAGACCACGCGGGGTCTCAACGTGGGAAACTACGTGCGCTTTGATCTGGTAGGAAATACCGTAAACCCGTACCAGGAAGGTCGCAAGTTCCTCGTGAAGGGCATGACCGCAAAGACCTTCACGATAGACGAGACGGCGCTGTTTGCCGATCTCAGCGATGACGAAAAGAAGACACTGGAATGGTCGTTTACTAAGGACGACCTACATCATCTGGAACTGTTTGCGAAGCACAAGGGAAGTGCGGCGGATCGGGCAGTGATTGCCAAGTATTGTATTCAGGACTGCGATCTGGTGCTGACGCTGATGGCGAAGTTGGATACGTTTGTGAACGCTCGCGGTATGGCTGATGTCTGCTTTGTTCCTCTCCAATTCCTGTTCCTGCGAGGACAGGGAATCAAGATCTTCTCGCGCGTGGCATACGAGGCCTCGAAGCGTAATCAGATCATTCTGGCGCAGGAGGCACTGGAAGGTGATGGAATTGGGTACGAGGGTGCCATCGTGATCTCGCCGAAGATCGGGATGTATCTCGAGACACCAATCGCAGTTCTGGACTTCAACAGTCTGTACCCGTCCTCGATGATCGGCGAGAATCTATCGCCCGACACCTTCCTGTTCAAGAAGGTGTACAGTAAGACGGGAAGGCTGGTGTCCTATGAGGGTATGCCTGCCGATAAGGTCAAGAGTCTCGAGGGATACCACGAGATCTCGTACGATGAGGATGGGTGCAAGTGTGTCTGCGCGTACATGCAGCCCGAGAAGGATAAACCGCTGTCGTTCGGTCTGATTCCGACGGCTCTCCAGATCATGTTGAAGAAGCGTAAGGAGGCAAGGAAGAAGATGGAGGATCCAGCACTAGACGACGCACAGAAGTCGGTCTACAACGGTCTTCAACTGGCCTACAAGGTGGTCGCGAACTCCATCTACGGCCAGCTGGGTTCGCGTACCTCGCCGATTCGCAAGATGTGTGTGGCGGCGTGCACGACAGCGGTGGGACGGCGTTCCCTTCTCTTCGCCAAGACAACGGTGGAGGCAGATGGGGCAGAAGTGGTGTATGGCGACACGGATTCTATCTTCGTGAAGTTTCCTGGCAAGGATCTGGTTGGCGCAATCAAGTCGGGGCAAGATGCGGCGGCAAAGATCACGGCTGGGTGCCCCCACTCGGCCTTCGTGATCGGGTACGAGAAGACGTTCTACCCGTTCATCCTATTCTGTCGCAAGCGGTACGTCGGGATGAAGTATGAGGAAGATCCTACAAAGTGTAAGCGCGCATCGATGGGGATTGTCTTGAAGCGGCGGGACAACGCTCCTATTGTCAAGGATGTGTACGGTGGCGCGCTCGATATCATTCTGGAAAGTAAGGATGTTCGGAAGGCTGCTGAGTTTGTGAAGACGATGCTGGTGAAGGTCTTGAAATCCGAGCTGCCGATCGAGAAGTTCGCGGTCACCAAGCAGTTGCGGGACGATTACAAGGCGATGAAGGAAGGGTATGACGGTCCTGCTACTGTTCCAGCCCACCGGATTCTGGCGGACCGCATGACGAAGCGGGATCCGGGCAACGCTCCGTCTGTCGGCGAGCGACTGCAGTACGTCTACATCCAGACCGACAAGAAGCTGCAGGCGGATAAGATCGAGACCATCGAGTTCATGCAGAAGAATAAGTTGAAGCTGGATTCGCAGTTCTACATTACCAACCAGATTCAGAACCCAGTCGCTCAGCTGTTTGCTCTCTGCATTGACAAGTTGGACGGATACCGCGAGCCGCGTCCGTCGTATGCCCAGATGCTCTCGGAAGCAATCGAGGACGGAACTGATTTGGAGGAAGCCACGCTGGGTGTTCTAAAGCACAAGGAGAAGCAGCTGGACTCCCTCCTGTTTCTCAAGGCGGACTATATTCAGAAAGTTATTAGAGCAAGTCGGAGCGGCCCGCTCGATAATTGGTTTAAAAAGAAGTAGATTCATCATACAAGATGAATAACGCTAACAGCCTTCGGGACTATCAAATGGAGATTCTCTCCGATCTCACCTATTCACGTGCAGCCTTTTTTCGTCGGCATTCGGGTATCCCTCTTCACCTGATCCGTATGTATCTTAACAATGAGACGCGGATGATGGACCTGCTTGATCGCCTGTCTCGCCCTCCTCCTC